AGCTCGTCCTCCGGGAACAGCAACCCTTCCCGGATATATGGCCTGCCCATGTACTTTGCGTTCCATGTGGCATCATCAATGCTGTCCTTCATGTCCAGATAGTACGCTGTGTCAAACCCAAGGCCGAATTTGTAGTTGAAGTTGCTTTCGTTATCGTCATTCAGCGCCGGTATCACCCGGAATCGGTATCTGTCATTGTCGGCATACTGCTCCTGCACACGACCCAGGGGATCGAACACGTTCCAGCGGGTTCCGACCATCAATTCAACGGCTCCCAATTTTTTACGGTCTTTCAACTGGTTCAGATAAGCGTCATACTTTGCCTGCAAACGGACAGGGTTAAGGCTTTCCTCCAGATCTTCAACAATATCGTCAACATAGAGTACGCCGCCAGATCCAATCTCGACAGCGCCTGTTAGAGTGCCAGAGATGGAGCGGCAGGTCATTGTCGGAAATCGCTTCTTGTGGTTCAGGTCGATGGTCTCATTCTTCGCGGAGTTGTCCACTACCTTTACTGTAGGAAACACATCCGCCCAAAGGTAGGTCTCCCTGTCCGTCAGGATAGACAGCAGCTCCCGGTAAAAACCGTCGGTCAATTTGTCTGAGTGGCCGGACATAACGCTGGCAACATCCGGGCGCTTTCCCATGATCCATGTCATAAACATAATGCAGAGCGTTGACTTTCCGACGCGAGGCGGCAAAGAGATTCCCAAAAAGTCCAGTTTTCCGTCAGCAAGCTCCTGAAGGTCATCCACCAGCGGCTTCAATACATGGCGGCGCGGCAAATAAAACTTCTTCTCTGGCTCCCGATTGAACTCCAAATACTGGATATATGCGTCCAGCTCGTATGGCGCATCAAATAACATCCCCTTTCGGTAGAGATTAAAATGCTCCGCGCTATTCTTCTCCCTGGCATACCTTCCCGCCAGACGGCGGACTTCCTTGTTGTACTCATGCGCTTTTGCAAAATCTTCGTGCTCGATCAGACGGACAACCTCGAAATAATCCGACAACGCCGAAGCGTCCGACAAATCCCTCTGTCTGGCCTTTTCAGCCAATTCAATCAGATCCATAAAAATAGTGCCTCCTATCCCGTAAGATAAAAGGCACTTGGCACTGTTAGCTCATAAGAGTGGCACTTGGCACGATGTTATTCAATTCTTCCTGCATCCACTGACGCAGGGGAAATCGATATTTATTTTCCGCCCAGAATCGCTAAAATCTGTTCGCAGAATTTAATGTGCTTCTTTTTCAGTTCCGTCGCATCTTGGCACACTATATATTATTTCCCCTCCGTTTGGAACGATTTGTACATACGCACTGTGTTTCTTACATTTATCATCCTCCCATCCTCCTGGTATAAAAATCACTTTCTCTTCCTCCGAATCCACTTCAATATATTTCAGCCTGTTAAATTTTGAAGAACACAGGCGTTTGGGCTCAAATAGAGGTAGTTTGTATGTTAGTTTTATAGTTACTACATTAGAGTACTTATCGCCTTTAACCTCCATTGCAACGAGCGTATACTTCCCACCAAGAGCCTGATTAATCCTTTCAGCAATATCAGGACACACCTGATTACGATTTTCTTTGCTCATAAATCCTCCTCATCCTCCGCAGGCTCCCCCGGATAATCCGTAGCGCACATGCCAATGCACTGTGGGGTTCCATACTTCTCCATGCAGTCCTCGTTGCCCATGCGCTTAACACAGACATATCGGGTATCGTTCCAACCGTTCCGTTTATCCACTACGCTCTCTTCATCCAGAACGATGTCGTCCACAGCAAACATCGGCGCGCCCCACACTACCTTGCTTTCCTGCACGATATACTCCTTCATCGCCTCCAGCGTTGGGAACTCTCTCGCTTCTTGCATCGCATCCGCCAATGTACTTCTGTGTGGTCTGTAAATAATCATTTGTTTCTCCTTACTCATCCTCCGCAGGCGCGGGCATGGCTGCCCAGTGGGTGACTTTGAATGTTTTAGGCATAGGCAAATACTCGTCAACGAACTCTGACTTTCGATGAAACTCACCGTCACAGAACTTCCCAAGCAACACAGCCTTCTCTTTGCCATACTTGACCGTCACCATCACCGACTCCCCGTCGGGCGGCAGCGTTTCAGGGGTTACTTTTGTCCAGTTCATCTTTCCAGTCCTCCATAAGCGTCCGAGGCTTCGGGTATTCCATCCAGTGGGTAATCGTCCCGCAAATCTGCGCATCGCAAAAAACTCCACCACCAGCATATACTTTCCATTTCTTTTCGTTTTCGTCCCACGCAAACTCGTGCCATAAAGTGGCTTCTTCCACACTACCGGCAGTTACAGAAACCATAACAGGCTTTAAGTGCGGCGGCAGCGCGTCGGTTACTTTTGTCCAGATCATATCAGCATCTCCTTGTGTGTTCCATCACAAACTTAAAAGCCTCAACCTGTCCCTCCAGAAAGTAAACTCTTTCCGATTTTCTTTCCAATTCTTCCTTTAATCCATCAACACAAGACTCTAATTGCTTCGTTTTTTCCTGTTCCTGTTTCAGTCTATACATTATTTCTGTTCGTTCAGCCTTTAATGCTTCCAGTTCATCCATCTATTCATCCTCCCGTGCCTTTTTGTTTGGCGGCGATTTTTTCAAAAACCGGGAACCACATCCTTAACGCCCTTTGCAAGCCGCGCCGCCTTTTGGATCGTCGTATTGTTCGCTAAGTTCTTCGTCGAGCTTCCTTCTAAACCAATCAATTCTGCTTTCTCCCCGCTCCTTCAATTTTTCATCCAGAGCATCGGCCTTTTGTCGGTCTACCATGAAAACAAGTTGCCTCAGTTGTTTTCGTCGCTCACGAAAATACTCAGCCCTGCTTTCAGGGGACAACGCCTCACCTCCTTGTGGTTAGCTACATTATATACCGTAGTTAACTACAAGTCAACCCCTTTTGCAAAAAAATCCCCCACCGTGAGGTGGGGGACGTGTGTGTTGCGGTGTTTTTAGTTTTTAGGTATAAGTTGAATCGTTACTCCATTAAAAACTCTTAACTCAGTTCCGTCAGGAAGCCTAATGTTTTTATATTCCTTTTCGTAAAAATCTCCATATTCAGCAATATAACTGTCGTCGCCCATAATTGCGTTAATGCCTCCATTAAACATATTGCTCGACTGGACATTTCCGCCTCCACTTATTGCGACGATATCATATGTCCCGGCAGGGAAATCTGTTCCGGCGATATAGTTACCAGATGATAAGATGATTTCTTGTGCTTCCTTCTTCGGCGTCGTCAAGATCACGGTCTGCGTTGCGCCATCCCACGCCACATCCAGACCAAATGCGCTCGCGACTGCACGAACAGGCAAGTATGTTGTTCCATCAACGATGAACGGCTCCACTACTGTGCCGTTTGCATCTTTAGGGACAAACTCCACTCCATCCAACGAAATTTTAATCCCGCTGTAAGATGCGTTCAACTGCCGAACCGTTGCCGCCAACGCGGTTGTGCCCATGACAACAACCAGGATCGCCGCCATAAACCCACAAACAAACCCTTTCCATTGCTTTTTCATGCTCCACGCCTCCTTCTTTTTGGTAGGCTTTGCCTCCGCTCTCATCATACCACCCCGCCCTCCAGAATGCAACAAAAATCCCTCCACCAGAGCGGTAGAGGGATGATTTTTATGCGTTGCGGCACAGTTTGTACCACTGGCTCCGGCTGATGCACATAGACTCACATGCGTTTTTCATTTTTTCACAACTACCGGCTTCCTTGTCGGCTCGTCATACTCAAACGAAATCTTACAGAGATAGCGAATGTAGTCCTTCGAAATTTTTGAGTCCTTCATTCCAAAGGCAGCGTACATAGACAAAAGAACATTGATATTGGTTTTATCATTGTCTTTAGGAACAACTGTAAGTCCTTCGTTTTCAAATACCACCGTACAATTTCTTTGCTCGCACCCATACAGGAACGGAAACAGCTCGTCACAACCGCCAGTAAAATCAAAAACCGATCTGAGCGTTATCGTCTCGTTGTCTTTCACCAAATCCGCATAAGGCAAATCGTACAGTTTCTTATCAATAGGCGATTTGTTCATAATATCCTCCTTGATTTTTCAGGAGGCGCATGATACAATTCCTGTATCAGCACCATCCGTTGGTGTTTGACCGGCAGACTGACTTGTGCTTTTGGTAGAGGGCAAGTCGGTCTGTTTTTCTTTTTGCAGACGATACCATTGTGTGCGGCTTATGCCCAATTCCTTGCAGGCTTCATTGACCGTAATGAGGCCTTTTTTATTTTTTTCGGAAATTTCAGCATAGCCGTTCACCAGTTTCCGTGGTCTGCCCTCTCTAAAATTAGGATCGTGTTCTCGTTTGTACGCTTTCCCTGCCGCCGTGCGCTCGACAATCATATTTCTCTCAAATTCGGCAAACGCAAGCATCACCGTCAAAATCACTTGCCCCATAGCGGTATCTTCTATCAATCCCATATTGAGAATATGAACGCTGATGCCTCTCTCCATAAGAGCCTCAACAACTTCCAGGCCTTCCTTTGCTGTTCTCGCAAATCGGTCAAGTTTACATACTACAAGGGTATCGCCTTTCAACATGCGACTTGTCAGCTCGTCAAACTTCGGCCTTGACATCTTCGTTCCGGTATAAGCTTCCAAAACTATGCTGTCACATCCCGCAGCCATCAACTGCCGATTTTGGTCTTCCAGGCTGTTTCCGTCTTTTGCTTGTCCTCTTGTGCTGACTCTTCCATACCCGTATCTCGCCACTACTTATCACTCCTTTCAATCACAATTTGACCAGTCGGCCTGCTGCCCGCTCGTCGCGGCTGTACTGTGACCTCATACCCCATGACAGACAACATTTCAATCGCCTTGTTGAAGGTCATGTTTTTACTGGCGAGCCGAGCCGATACATCCGTGGCCTTTTCTTTGCCAATGCTCTCCGCCATCGCCTTTTGCGTGACGCCCTTTTCTTTCATGATTTTGGCAATAGCCTCGTTGATTACCATATCCTCACCGCCTTGTCTGTTTCCATTGTACTAAATATTTTTATCGTTGTCAAGAGGTTTTACTAAATATTTTTATCTTTTTGTCTGTTCGGTTGGTCTGGCAGGTAACAGCCCTGGGTAGCGCCTGGGCATATCCCCCAGAGGTGCCATCCAGACAAAGAGCGACCAGGAGCACGCGCGCAAGGGCGCACAAACTCCACGATATGCGCCAAAACTCAAAAGAATTGTAACACAAAAAATAAATCAAAGTTTTCATAATTATTTTTATGAAAACACTTAACAAACATAAATGTATTTAGTATAATATAATCACAGCAAGGGAAACCGCGCTGAATACACCGGGCAGGAGGACGACAAAACAAAAGCCCCAGGCAAAAGCCCAGGGCAAAAGAAAATAAAAAACCTTGTGAAAAGGCATTGACAATAAGTTAAACCTATGTTATACTTAATACATCCTAAAGGAAAGGAGGCCGCAGCAATGGGACAGACTGATAAACAATTCGGCGGATTCCTAAGAATGGTTATAACCTCTATCAAGAGAATCATTGCCGAGAGCGACCCCAACAAAAAGCAGGCGCTGCTTGAGGAGCTTTTAAAAGATATGCAGGCCACGCTTGAGGACTAAGGCGCAGCGGGGCCGGGAAACTGGCCCCAACCCTTAAAAGGCGGTGATAATATCGAGATTAGGAAAGAAAGCCCGCAAGAGCGATACGACAAAGAAAACACTACCTTCATCGGCTTAAAGTTGAACAAAAAAACCGACGCCGACATACTGGCAGCAGTTGAAGGAAAAGCCAAACAAACAGAGCTTAAAAGGCTGATCCGCTTAGGACTATCAAAGTAAAATAAAAACCCGCTCCCCGGTTGCAGCCGGTTAATGGAGCGGGGCACCAGTCGAAGCACTACACAACGAACAGGGCAAGGCTAATTATACAGCCTTTCGCCCTCCAAATCAAGAGGAGGAGCAAAAAAATGAAAATCACAAAAAAAGATCTTGAAAACATGGTAAAACGCTTAAACGCTGAAAACGGCTTTGAAATTCCCGATTATAGCACTCTTGGCGCTTTTCGTCTCTATAAAGACGCTAACGGGTACGCAATCCACAAAGTGCATAACGAAATGGGCGGAGTGTCCACCGTTGGCCACTGTTACGCTATGACTGTAAAAGAGTGTTACTACTTTTTGACCGGACTTCTGGCCAGAGTGTAAAGGAGGGGACAACATGAGCCAGAACGAACTTTCCGCCAAAATCCGCGAATTGCGGGAGCTGAAGCGCCTGCAAGAAGAGCTTTTCGGGGAGATTGAAGCCATTCAGGACGATATAAAACGGCACATGGACGCCGCGCAGGTGGACACACTGAGCGGGAATGACTGGAAAGTCACATATAAGACCGTCACAAGCTCCAGGCTGGACACAACAGCCCTTAAAAAGGCATTGCCGGATATTGCAGCGCAGTACACCAAAACAAGCACAACGCGCCGATTTTTGATTGCATAAGGAGGAAAACAATGATTCTGCTATTCATCGCATTACTTCCCGTTATGGTAATTCTGGAATGTGCAAAGAGAAGCTAATACAAGCCCCTGCAAGCCCGTCGGAGCAATCCGGCGGGTTTTTCTTTATCCTAATATGGCCCGCGCCCTTACAACGCGCCAGAGGCCGCCAGAATGGCAAATAGGGCCGGTTTTTCGTCAGTGTCCAGCTCCGTAAACACAAGGGCAAAATTGGGATACCCTCTATTTCGCATTTTAAGGCATGTAGAAGCGATTTTGCGCTTTACCCTATATCGGATATACCCGCGCCACAAAAACGCCGTGTGCGGCCTTTCAGCGGCCTTTGCGGCCATTCCCGGCATTATTCCGCCTACGGCGGCCACCAAAAAGGCAAAAGGGGAGAGCCTGAAGCCTCCACCGGGGCCGGATCGGAGCGTCCAGACTCCGGCCTTTGACCCTTTGATGGACAATGCCCAGGTCCCGACTCCACCAGGGCACCGTCAGAGGCACCAGCTCCGGCATAGTCGGGATAGTCGGGGGAGTTTTTGAAAGTTGATAGAGTTTTCAACTGATAGTCGATAGAGTTTTTCAGCCATAGTCGAAAAAGTTTCCGAAAACCTATTGACTTTCCAGAAATCCGTGATATAATAAATAGGGGGAGTATAACTATAATATAAATAACCATACAAACAGATATATCTATAAATAAAAGTCCCTGCCAATCCATCAGGAAAGGCAGGGATTTCTTTATTTCTGTCTGGCCGCTCTCGCAATAGTCAGCACGGCGCAGCACTGTTTCAGCTCGTCCCACCATGCGCAGGCGGACTCATAGCACTGGTACCAATACACGCTGTCGCCACCCTCTCTTGGCATCGGGCAGAGCTTATGCACGCCCTCCTGCTGCATGTTCCACAATAGGTTGTTTGTGTAGTCACTCACCCTCTCCCTCCTTCCTGCGGTAGTCGCTGGGTGCGCTATCACTCAAATAACTCGGCGCGCTCGTTCTCCCATTCTTCGTATTCTACCTCTATGTCGTCGCGTGCTGTTACAATTGCTTCGGCCTCCGAATCCGCTTCTATGAGGTAGTAGCCTTTATAGAACACTCTGTACAGCATAGTCCTCACTCTCCTTTCTGGCGGGATAGTTGTGGCAAAGTCGTTGCGCTATGGGAAAACTCCCACCACTTGAAGTAGTCGTTAATACCGCTTTGTTTCTGGTAATTTGCGCAAAACAAATAGTCGCTCATCCCTCATCCTCCTCCACAACTGAACCTGTTATGCGCTTCTGCAACTCTGCCGGGTCGGAGTCGGTGCCGAGGGGCTGGTTGGGCGTGAGTACCAGCTCTTGTTTGTCGGAAAGTCCGAAAAAGTTCTTGGCGCGGAAGATATAAGTGATCTGCGGTATCTTGCCCTTTGATACCAATTCGGCATCCAAAGCGGCTAAAATTTCCTTCGCTTTTTTTATCATGTTAGCTCTCGTCGGGCCTAAATTCCCATTCTCCCACTCCCAAACCGTTGTTCTGGTAGTTCCTAAAGCCAAGCACATCTTCTCTACGGTCGGCACTTCGCCTGTATCGTTCAGCCGCTTAAAGAACTCGTTCAGTCTGTCAGCGCATTCTTCATCGGTTTTCACGATCTCCCGCTTATACCAATAGAGGACATTAGTCATAATCTGTTTTATTTCCTCATTGGTAGCAGTAGTCGTAGCTTCAATAGACGCAGACTTTGAACCGCGCTTTTTTACAGCCTGTTCGCCTATCTGCATAAGTTCATCGTTCTTCAATCTATCGCCTCCCTCGGCTTCATAAAGCAAAGCCAATGTGTGTTCATCTTCTTACCGGATCTGTGCCCAAACAAGGGTTCCTGCCCGATATGGTCAGTACAGCAACCCGTTTCTCATAAACTTTATTCTTGCTAATCGAACTTTTTTTCGAGCGCTTACGGTTTCTTTTGCTATTTGGGCATCGGACATCCCAGACAGCATCATGGAGAGCATTCTGTGCTCGCTTCCCACGGATTCATCCATTACGAACAGCGGGCAATCCTCCACAAGATACGTTTTGCTGTCCTTTCCGTAATATTTTTCCTGGTATCCCCGCTCTTTTGCGACCCACCCAGGGACAGGCTCCAGTCTTTTGTCCCAGCCGCAGGTTCCGGTTCCAGGCCGTTTGCATATCCAGCATATAGTCTCTTTTGTTTTGCTCATCGTCCGATCTATCTGCCTGTGCTTCCAAATCCACGGTCGGATCTTTCTGTATCCTCCAGCTCGTCCACCAATTCAATCGTCGGCGTCATGACAGGGATAATCACAAGCTGGCTGATTTTGTCGCCAGCTTCCACGCGGTAGTCGTAGCCGCCGTGGTTGTAAAGCTTCACTTTGATGGAGCCGGTGTAACCGGCGTCGATTAGGCCCGTGCTGGTGATGTCGTGCTTCACATTCATTCCGCTTTTGCTGACCAGCAGACCAGCAGTTCCTTCCGGCAGAGCGATATGTACGCCGGTGTCAAAAGTCGCGCTCTCTTTGGCGGAAACGATCTGCGTTTCTCTTGCATACAGGTCATACCCTGCGTCAGAGTCGTGCGCTCTGGTTGGCATCTTCGCGTTGGGGTCCAGCATAATTTTCATATTGATTTTTCCTCCTCATATTTTAACGGACGCAAAAGCTCTTTGTCTTCCCATCCTTCTTGCCAGACATAGGCCCAGCGATGTAGACCGTCATGTATCAATTTTCCTTTCTGAAATGCTTGCCCGAGTTATTATGCTCCAAGTGGCAGAACATCAAGTCTTTCGGCAGCAGCTTATAGCAGAAGTAGCTACTGTTAAAACTGGATGTATTGCCGTCAAAAGACACCTTTTTGTCGGGTATCAATAATTGCAGTTGCTTTCCGCTGCGGAAAAAGAACTCTCCCACGGCCTGATAGTTCAGGCACTCAAGGTTCATCAGCATGGCAAATGGGACGTCAAGGTCAAATAGCCTTTGGAACACATCCAGCTTCTTGCTGAACGGCGGATTGCTTACGATACAATCACATGTTGGCGGCTTTCTTTTGAAAAAGTCATATCCATCGTCGATATGTGAGCGATGTATTATGTGTCCTTTTTCGGCCAGAACTTTTACAAACTGGCTTTCGACGGTATCAAAGGGGCACCAAACCGTGGAATGGTGAGGGATGTATTTTGCGATGATATCCACCAGCATTGCCGGGGTCTTGCGCTCGTCATTCTTGTGGTTCATGGACTTGTTAATGTTGCGGCTCACCGGGGCACCTCCCGCAAGGATCTATTTCGTTGCACACGCCGCCGTGATACACGCACATCGGGACGAGGAACCGATCGAACTCGGGGCATCGATGTATTACCTGATTGCACATCATACGCACCACATCACGAGTCTCCTCGCTGGCCTGCATACACAGCCGCTTGTTGGCAATCACCATCAATTCTTCCGCGTTCATGTCCCAGATCATGTTGACCGGCGCGTCCTGCGGGGCTTTGGTGCGGTCATAGTCGCTCTGGCGGTCGTTGCGCTGTGACTTCACATAGGGTTGGGCCATCACATGGCGGCACAGGTGGATGGATACCCACGACGGGATGTCCTCCAGCAGGAAAGAAAAATGTAGCCTTCTGATTGGACTGTGCCGTGCGCTCAGAATGGCCTCCATCCACGCTCTGTCCGGTGGCGTTTTAACCTTCAGCCCGGCGGTTACGAGCGCCCGCTGTTTGACAGCCAGCCAGTCCTGTTCTGTAGGGTGTTCAAGCATTATAATTCTCATGTGTCACCTCCCACGATGTCGGAGAGCCTATAACTCTCGTCGTCTTTGATAGATGGGAAAAGTCCGGTAGGGAGCGGAAAGCTTTTCCCGCCAAAGCGTATCCACAGACCGTTTCCGCAATCTCTTTCAAGAATACCTGTCAACCCTGTTTGAAAAATCGCTTCTACTGCATCTGCCACTGCCACTTCCTCC